TGCTCAGACCAAATAACTTGATCAGCAGTCATAGATTCTTCAGCTCCAACTTGCGATAAGAAACCTGAAATAGTTCTCGGTCCGAAAACTTCAGCTTCTTTCTCCATTAGATCTGGAACATATTGTTGACCCCATCCAGACGTGCTGTTAAGGTCTAAGTAATTTGTAGATAGTGTTTGCTGTATTGGAGCTGGAACACTATTTAAATTACTCCCTGCAGTAATTGCCATAATTTTGTAATTTTAATTGTTATTTTCTATTTTTAATTTTAAATTTGAAATCATTAGAACTTTCTCCTAATACTTTAACTTTAATTCCACTTTGATTTTCGTTAGTACCTAACTCTTGTCGTGGATCCATATTTATATTTTTAGATTCAGCTACGCTTTCTTTTAAAGCATCGGCTTTACCTTGTTCATAAAAATGTTTCGCTACAGCATCAGGATTCATAGCAGCGAATAAAGCTTTATGATAACCCGCTTCGTCTTTCATGTGTCTATCTTTATCTAGAAACTTTCCGATAAAATTATTAATGTCACTTTGGGTTTCTTTAACTTTATTTACATCATTAACGTTGAATCTATAATTTTTCTCACCGACATTATATTCAAAACCTTTGAATTGGTCTCCAAAGAACTTATTAGTTCTATTTAAAAAATTAGATTTAGCGCTTTTTTCATAATCTGCTAATTTCTGTGATTCCTTATAAAAATTAATAGCTTCTTGTTGCTCGTTTGTGAGTTTCGATCCACTTTTAATTTCGTTATAATATTTGGATTTTGTCTCTTCCAAGTGAGTTTTAGCGTTGGCAACTTGCTCTTTTAACGCTAATTTTTTTCTTCTTATTTCTTTCTCATCATCCACATCTTCGTCAAAAGAAAATTGATCCTCCATTATAAAGTTAATTTCTTCTGCGTTTAAATGAGGTTTTGTATTTTTATAATATTCATAAAGTAAATCTTGATTATCTAATTTAGAATAATCTTGATTAAGCTTTACATAATCATTTAAATCACCACCAGTTTCTTCCATGAAATTTATTAAATTTTGAACATTTTCAGGAAGAGGTTTTTCTGTTGTTTCAACTTTTGTTATAACTTCTTCAACTTGTTGTTTAGTTGGTTCTACAGAAACTTCTTCGCTTCCTCCATCTACAGTTATTTCTTCTAATACTGGAGTTTCTTGTGTTTCTGTTTCCGGTTGTATTTCTTCTTGTTTTTGTGTGGTGTCGGCATTTTTAGACTTTGCAACCACTCTCTCGTTGTTAGTGTTATCTTCTTTAGTTTCATTTTCTTCTGGTTTTGGTGGTTTACTTAAATCAACTTTAGTTATTGATTCTTCTATAACTTCAGCTGGTTTCTTCATTTTTTCTTTAACCTTAGTAACGTTACCTTTTGTCTCGCTATTATCTGGTTGTTTTTCTACTTTTTCTTTTACTTTTAATGAACCAGTTTCATTGTCAACAATTGGTTCTTCTTTTTTCTTTTTTGCCATAATATAATATAATAATAGTTAATAAATTTTACATGCCTAAGTTAAATCCACCTAAAATATCACTTGTAGATTCAAAATTTTGGGCAGGTTTTTGGTTTTCTTTTTGATCAATCATTGCTGATTGTTGTGTTGCTTGCATTTTGGTTCTATCGTCTTTACGGTTTTCAGTTAGTAACTGTGTTGCTGTTTTAGTTCTTGCTTCCAATTGCTTTAATTGCATATTATATTGGAATTCCAATTGCATTAATCTTTCTTTGATAGATGCTTCTGCTTGTAAAACTTGAGTTTTACCTTGTGTTTTTATTTCTTCTAATCTTATTTGAGACTTAACATTGGCTTCTTGCTTTTTTATATCTGCTTTTGCGGCTGCTTCAGAAGCCTTAGCTTGAGCATCGCCTTGAGCTCTAGTTTGTTCTAATTGATTTTGTTGATCTTGCTGCATTTTCTTTCTTCTACGCAATTTCAATAATTGATTAGCTAATTTAATATTTTTAATAGCTCTTAAATCAATAGCATCTTCTAGCTCTATACTTTGTTGTGATAATGCGGTTTGAATATTTTGTTCTAATAATTGCTTTTCTTCTTCATCCGGTTCTAACTCAATAAATATTCCAAAATCATACAAGTGTAATTCTGCCATTTCTTTTAACGTGGCAACATTGTGAGCCCCTATAGATTCTATAAAAGCATTTTTAGTAGGAGAATATTCTATAATATCAGATATTCTTAACGAAAGTTGCTCCGCTATTTCTGCTGTTAAAAATAATCCAGATTGTAATATATGTCTTGTTGCTGTATTACTATTAGCAGCAGCTAATTTCTGTACACCCACTAAAGATCTTTCAGCGGGAGTTGATCCATCACTAGCCTCATTTAAACCAGTGACATCACGTATCATTTGCAAGTAATAATTATAAGTTTGTATTAATCCTTGTATTTTATTTGCAGCACCCGCGCCATTATTTATTTCTTGAATAGGAATCTTGCCAGGATTTCCATCGCCTTCTTGATTATAAGATCTACCTACTATAGAACCAGTTTGGAAGAACATATTTAAAGCCTCTTGAGGATTATAACTAGTACCATTTCCTAAATCAACCTCAGCTAAACCATCTACATCTAAGAAAACACCATCTGGTGTCATTCTTGACATTACTTGTTGAATTTTCAAGTGAGTTAATTGAATCATGTCTGCAAAACCAGTTACACGATTTACTAAAGAATCAATTCTTCCTTCATACATTCTAGGCGCTACAATCGCATAATTCATTTTAACTTTAGTATAATCACTTTTTGGACGCAACATGTTACTAGCTTTTTCCCACTTAACTAATTTATTAGCACCTAATATATAAACACCCTCGTAAAGACATTCTAGTGATTTCTGAACTTTTTCATATCTATCGCTACTAGGTAACGAATCATTTTTAGCAATAGCCTTTTCGCTACCACTACCCATTTTCTTTATTTTATAAACCTCATTCATATAAGTTTTATAGTTAAAGTATAACACGTCAACTTTATTGTTATCTGAATCAGCATTTCTAGCGTTATTACCATAGTAATTAGAATGAGTACCAGAGCTACTATTTGTAATTTCTTCTAAAGCTTCATGATCTAAATAAGGAAATTGTTTTTTTAATTCATTAATTGGAATAGATTTAACTTCGCCCGCATAATATATATCTTCGAAATAAGGAGAATCAGTGTAAGAATAAACTAAATTTGCTGGATCAACATAATCTATAGTAACCCCTTCAGATGTATTAAAAGAAGTTTTTACAGCACCTATACCACAAACAACTAAATCTCTATAAAATCGTTTTTTAATTAAATCATATTGATTTCCTCTAAACAACATGTTAATAGCCTGTTCTTCAGCTATTTCTATTGCTTGTTTATAATTTAACTGCATGTGTAAAGATAGTTCTTCTTCTGTTTCTGGAAGTTTATCTAATTTGCTTTTTTTAGTATCTATAGCAAAATTATTTTTAACAAAATCATCAAACTCCTTCATCTCCATATCTTTTTGTATATTTTTCATATACTCAGTTCTTTTTAGAACTCCAAATGGATCTTGTGAATAAGCTTTTACATCATATAATCTTTCAGCAATACCATTTACAACTATATCAACAAATTTTGATATAATAGGAACAGGCGTCCAATCTAAATTTAAATAGGACAAATCACCGTTTATAGATAACTCATCCTTATATTTTTGTATAGATTGCTCGCCTCTAGCGTACAATCTTAATTGGTGAAATTTAGAAACATTATAATTATGTCTATTTGTATCACTATGTGATTTTGTAAACCACTCATGCTGAATAGCTTTTGCAACTTTAACCCCATAGTCGTAGCTCATTTTTTCTATATCACTAACTACTTGACTTGGAAAATGTCTATTTATAATTGTTTCAGCCATTTTTAATTTTTAATTATTCTACTCGTATTTCCGCTTTGATTATATTTAGCAAAATTTATATTTACTGGAGTTCTTTCTATTTTAGCATTTGGCGCGTACAGATGTCTATTGCAAGCCATTATTGCTAATCCAGAACTTATAGTTGCGTCAAACTTAGTTCTTTTTGTTATATCGAATCTTGTCCAATCGTTTAATGTTGTGTTAAAATACATATTGCCATATTCTCCATCTCTTAAATGACCAACATGATCTTGTATATACATTTCAATAGCAGCGGCATGTGCCTGTTTTATATCTTCACTAGAATTAGGTATTCCTCCAACTTCTTTTTCTGCTACTGATAATTTGTTCCAAACTTTATCCGGTCTATTCATACTAAAACCTCTATAACCTCTTCGTCTCAAATAATAAAGAAGTCTTGGCTTGTTGTTTTCCGCAAGTATTGGCATTCCATAAAATACAATCGCCATTAACATATCTTCGAAAAATATTTCAGCCGTAGGTGGTCTTGATAAATATTCTAAAAAGAAACTATTTGCAGGAGAATCTTCCATGCTAAATTTGGTTAATCCATGCAATGCTCCTTTAGATCCTACTCCATCTACAGTTCCTGATATATCATAAGAGTCACAACCAAACGCTCCCATGTGTTCATTACCAGGATATTTTATGCCATTTTTAAGTATAATTTTATTTTGCAAATGAGAAGGTGGTGTCCAACTTATTTTAAATCTACCTTTTGGATCTGGATAAAACATTACTTGCGTATCTTTTATTCCATTTACCCATTGAAAATTACCTTGTGTAATTCCCAATGTTCTACCTAATTCTTCATTATAATCTATTTGTTCGTATATTTTAATTAAATTAAATATACTACCTAAAGCCTCATCTCTAAATGCATGCTCTGTTGTTTTTGGGAATTGTCTATAGAATTCGTTTAACGCGTCTTGATCAGATTTAAGACCATCGGCTTCATTTTGCCAATGCTCTATTATACCTATATCTATTAATTCACCGTCTGGCCCGAGTACATCATCGTCTGGGTTATCAAATACTGGAACTCCATACTCGTCAATAAATCCTTCGTAGTTCCATTCCATTGGGATAAACAAAGAGTATAAACCAGATTTTGTCTGACCGTTTCTATTTCGCTTAGTGACATC